AGTATTTCTCTTCGTTTGTGACAAATCTAGAAAATATGTTTTGGATCTTTATCAAGACTGTGGCTAGAGGTTTGAAATCTCTATCTGAATTGATGCCGGAAAGTGAGCTTGCAATGAGCATCAACAAGGGCGCAGATAAGATAATAAAGGCGGCAAATGATTCTATAGAGAGTAATAATACAATCTCTAAAGAAGTTTCCAAGTCCAAAGAAAACTTGGAGACAAAGAATACAGAGACAGTTGACAAGATAAACAATGTAAACTCGGAGATGCGGTCAAGGACATCCGCTTCTACGCGAGAGAGGAAAGAATTTTATTCTAGATTTGAAAAGAACACGACCCTTGATAGAGTCGCTTCGTCCTCTGATGCGCCCACGATAATAAGACTTGAGCTTGACGGGAAAAAGATGACAGAGGTCGTGGTGGATAATATAAATAAGAGAAATAACCCCGATAGGAGTTAAGAGTGAATAAAAGACAATATGCCAAAGAACTAGAGGGCATAAGCGCAGAAAACGTTGATTGCAAAGAGTTTTTCGAGACCATTTTTAGAATAGATTCAAAAGACTCCATAATCATGCCTTCCCAGAGCACGTTTCACGTTGACTCTTCTATAATATCTCCAAACTTGTTAAGGGAGTTTGGAGTTGAATCTGGAGAAGGCAACTACCCCAGGCTGGCGGAAGAGATAACTGCTGAGGAATTATTGGGCATCTTAGGCAGGCAAGAAGGTCTTCAGATCGACAAGACCTTCTTTATAGGGGAATATAATTCTCTTGATGTCAATGGAAGGGCTGTTGTTTTAATGTTTATCGAGTTCGCAAAAGCTTTCTCCATGTGTGCAGTGGAAGATGGCATTATAAGTGACTCTTTAGAGGAGAATATACTAAAGGCGCTGCTTCTTCATGAAGTTGATATTGTGGAAGTGCTAGAAGGGAGAGATAAAGCTTTTTATAGCAGAATAAGTCAAATGAAGGAAAAAGGACTGGATATAGAAGTAGAGGACATAGCACACATTGCTTCTACTATTATGAAAAGAACTATAGGAGACAAATATCTTGAAGTCTTGAAGGCGGTTATCAATCCGAGCCATTTTGATAAATTAAGAGATATAATACGTTTTGATTTTGGCGATAATGCTGAGGTCACAGATCTAGAGTTAACGCGAAGACAACTGAATTATTTAAGTTTGGTGCCAAACCTTTTAAAGAATTTCAAAACCAAGTTAAGCAAGTCTGGGGGGTTTCTGGGGAGCCTCAACAAGAGAACTGGCACAATACTTCAAGTTATATCTGATGTATCGAAGCGCTTATCTCCATTCTCAGGGAGGGACAAGGAGATGGAGATAAAGAACTTTGTGCAAAAGGCAAAGATGGGAGACCCCAATAATCCTGATCTAGATTATGATTTATCTTACTTCATCAAGGCAGTGAATAGTTTGCAGGGTGTCATAGATGAACTTGATAAGGCAAAGGAAGGATACAAATCTTCGAGAGCAGATGATCCAGATTCAATAGGCTTTGATAATATCATGCAATATTTGGCAATGATCATATATTCGAAGAAAGAACTGGAGTTGGACCCAGGCCACGGGTACAGAATAATGCAAGATTATATCCCTAATTCGAACTTTACCGATGAGGCCAGATATCTGATTAGTGATATTGCAAAATTACTAGGAAAACAAGCACCAGAGGATATATCTGATGCGGAAAAGTCATCAATGTTCCAGCAATTGTTTCATGATGTTTTCCGTCATCTTGAGATAAGACAAAAGCAAGATTCTTCATTTTGGCCAAATTGGAGAGGTATGGAAGATTTCTCCATAGGGATTAAGGGCTTTTCCGGTAACACTATCCTTGAAGAAATTTTCGGCGCTTACTTACTCCAGGGTGAGTTCCCTAGGTTCGATAAGAAATTTTACAACGTAACAACCAAAGAGAAGGAATAAAGAGAGATGGAAGAAGACGACTTTAGGTTTATATTTGATAGGGGGATATCTACTGAAACAGATCTTATGGCAAATGCTACTGGGTTTGTGCTAGACTTCTTCCACCTCCCTTCTGGTGATAGCGTTACCTTTAAGGCAATGCTAAAGAACTACAAGCCAAATTATGATATAGATGTAGATAAGAAGAAATCATATGGCAGAATGGACCCTGTTCTACATTATGGCGGAACCTCCAGATCTGAGAACATTTCCTGGGTTGTGCCGTCTGTGTCTGAAGTTGACGCTATAGCTAATATGGATCGACTAAATAGGTTGATACAATTTCTCTACCCTGGGTATGATAAGACATTGGGTGAGTTTATTGGTAACTCGAATACGATATCTACCTCTCCTCTTATGAAGTTAAAGTTTGCAAATCTAATCATGGATTCTAACAGGCCAAGAGCGAAGACTGCTAAAGATGGTGGCTTACTTGGCATGATAACTTCTTTTGATGTAGAGCCTAATATTGATATGGGAATGTTCGAGATTGAAGATCATTTATTCTTCAAGGAGTTCACTATATCGTTAACCTTTGATGTTAACCATCAACACTCCCTTGGCCACGATAAAACAAGATTCAAGAGGCAGGGCTTCCCTTACGATATCAAAAACGAAAGAAGGGTTGACGCTGACTTGATATCAGATGAAGGAAGGATCAATGCTCAGGATGGCTTCTCGGAGGAGGCCACAGACCTTACTATCATTAGCGATGCCTCGACGGGGGGTACGCTAAATCAAAGACAGAAGGATCGCCTCAGGGAACTACAAGAAGCAGCGCCTAGTAGAAAAAGAGAAGTGAACAAGAGAAGTAATAATAAAATTGCGAGAAATATAACAGGGGTCTGAGTATGGCGTCAAGATATGAAGATAGGCTTATAGCGATCAACAAGGACGAAAGGTACAAGAACATCTTTCGAGAGAGAAGAATAAACTTCGTAAGGCAGTATAAGAGTCCCAGTATGCAGCATATACAACCAGAGGATAATATATCGTTTAACGAGATTCCTGTAATCTGGTCCAGAGAAGAGGCCTTTTGGAAAATATCTGCTAGACTATACGGAGATCCTGAGTTATGGTGGGTCATAGCTTGGTATAACTTGCTACCAACAGATCATCACGTTGCCATAGGGACAGAGGTGCTCGTCCCATTTCCTCTTAGCAGCGTTCTTAATATCTTAAGGGATGTCGGATAATGTCAACTGAAGCACAAAGATTCTCAGAAGAAGTGAGAGAAAGAGAGCAGTCTATACTGCTCTCTTATATTGATGAGATTATAAAATCATCAGGACAGGATGAGATTGTCTACTCTAACTTCGTTCAGGTCGAGACAAGTAAGCCATATGAATTTATATCCAGGGTAACTGGGAATCCTTCGGCAGCGGTGCTTACGAAGTTGCCACCTTCCATTTTATCCCTACTTGTCCCCAGGATAAGATTATTCGTCATGAAGAAAGATCCAAGGTCTGGCAGGGATACGCCTGTAGAGATGGTGTTTGATGATTCTGTTTCTGAGAAAAGTCTGGAGGATATACTAGAAGGGAGGGCAACGACGATTGATGCTGTCAATGTTCAGAGGTTTTCCTACAACTATAACGCAACTGATTATTCGCAAGTCAAGAACAATGTTACTGCTGAATTAGTTCTAAGCATGAGATCTATCGAGTCTTTCACGAAAGTAAGGACAAAGAAGTTAAGCGGCACGGACAAAGAGATAGAGTACCAATATAGTGATTTGGTTTTGCAAACCGTAAAGAGGCCAAAAGATCCTGGCAATAATGAATTTAAGATGTTTGCGATCATAGGATATGCTACGCCTACAGATGAATCACTTGATTTACTAAGAGAGGAAGCGAGCAAGCTTAACTCAGACCCGTTAGGAAATTTTAGCAATGGGTTTGATTTTGGGGTGAACACTATTATCAACGCCGTAAAGAATAACTCTATAGGGATGTATCTTACCCTTATAGGCCACGATATAAAGTATGAGCAAGATGGTAGCGTTGAGATCACCTTGGAATATAGCGCGTGCATAGAGGGGATACTGACAAACCCCAAGAGCGATGTTTTCATGCTCTCTAGAGACAAAGCCCAAAACCTAAAAGACCTCAGGGCAAAATATAACGAAAAGATTACGAACCTTGAAGAGTCAATTAGTTCCTATGGATCGGAGGAGACAAAGAAAAGAATTAAAAGGAAGAATCCCGAAAAAGACCTAGAAGAGGTCAAGGAAGAGAAGAGATTACAACTAACAGCAGGAAGAAGAGCTTTGCATGGTGCCTTGATACAAAAAATGCTTGATAACAATCGAGTGTATACGCTATCTGTATCAAGAAAGTATCAATTGCCTGATAACATTAATGATGAGGCAAAAGATGATATCATAAAGAAGCAGGCAAATTCTTCGATAAGAGATTTGTATCAGATAGGGTCGGTTCAAAGGGCATTTTCGGGAGATCGACTTTCAAAGAGAATAACAGGAGACCTAAAGACTTACCAAGATAGTAACGATGTAGATTCCATCCTAAACTTTAGCGATGCAGTAAATGATAGGTTTGGAGCAGATGAGATTATCTTTGGGGCAAAGAACGATATTAAAATAAGCTATTTCTTCTTTGGAGACTTGCTCAATATTGTATTTGATATACTATTCGATGAAGAGTTATCAATTACTAACGGAGGTGAAGTAAGGCCTGTTGTTGGGCCTATACAGTTCTTCAGAAAAGATGATAGCGCCAAAGGGATTGAGGATAGATTCATTGAGGCGTCTTATAATCTTTCTGATATTCCTGTATCTGTGAACATGTTTGTAGTCTACTTGGTAGACAAGATAGTCAAGAGCAACAGAACCACCTACCCTATAAAGATATTCATAAGAGACGTAATAACAGACCTCATAGGAAGAATGCTCAACGCCCGAACAACAGGTGCCAAGTTTTACACTCAGGCAAGAGTCAATATGAATATCTTATCAGGTACAGACAATGGCATTGATAAGCTGACTGGGAAGTCCACCAACAACGGGAGACTCTCCAGCTATGGACTAGCCAGGGTTACGGATAGAGACTTGAAGGAAAACAACATTAGGTCGATAAACACGATAGGAGAGCTTGAGAGACTTCGAGCAGATATAACGCCATTCAATTATGTGTTTCTCTTTGCCTCTTTAACTGAGTTCTCTAATCTCGTCAGGGACAGATCAAAGGGACAGTTAAACGATGAAGAGAGAGGAATCTACACTTACAGGATAGGTGAGGACAGGGGTCTTGTAAGAAATATTAACTTTTCTAGAAGTGATCAACCTTACGCGAGAGAGGCAAGAATACAGAGGGCAGCAGAGCAAGATGATAGATTCCCCGATATCTTCACGTATTTCCAAGAGAAGTATGACGCGAATCTTGAGTTATACGGAAACCCTTTTGTTCAGCCTGGGCAATATATCTACATAGACCCGAATACTCTTGGCTCTAGGAGTAGAGAAGAAGTGTCAGAGACTGCGAGGACCCTTGGCCTGGGGGGTTATTACATGCTCGTTAATGTATCTGGGGAACTCACGAGGAACGATTACGAGGTCTCTGCAAAAGGCGTCTGGCAGTCAGACGGGAACAAGGTGTCTAGAAGAAAACTTAATCAAATAGAGGTTGATGATGGTTATGGTGTACCGAGGAAATAACTCTCTCGGAAGCAAGGATTTGTTTAAAGAGAGGAAGAAATATTCAGATAACGCTTTTCAGGATATGCCATATCCTCTTATAGATGATCTAGAGAGCATAGGACTCGACAAAAACGGCTTCACTTTATTGCCCAAGGAATCCACGATAAGAACACTCCCAGAGGCGTTTGGAGAATGCTCGCTAATCTCCCCCGTGGCTGATTGTTTAGAGCAAGCTATAAGATTCTTTAACACTGTTATCGTTAAAGGAAAAGCCTCAAGTGCCCCTTACGCGATTACCTCTCTCGACGTAAAGAGTGGCTATGAAAGAATAGAGCAGAGTTATTCTTCTGAGATAGAGAAGCTGTATGAAAGCTTTAAGTCATTTATCAAGACAAGAGACGAAGAGAAACTCATAAGAGATTTTGATAGCTTTTATGATTTGTTTTCAGATTTTATGGTTCTGTATTCCAAAAGAAGGCCTGTCACGAAAACAGAATATGCGTTTAAATCTTCGAAGAGGGTGCATGCAAGCTCTATGTTCGTGAGCTTTCACGATTATAGTAATGATGATGATTTCTACAAATCAAAAAACATGCTTCAAAATCCAAATTATTACATCTTCCAAGATGCTATGGCTAGGTATGGATTTCAGGCCTACAAGCACGCACCAATGTCAGTTGCGTTTCAAGCTGATGCGTCCTTCCCTAAAGAATTACTAAAGAGGTACAGCGTCTCTAGTTTGGATGAGTTTCACGCAAAGTTCTTCTATTATCCTCATCATGCAGAACCTCAGAATATAAAGTGGATGTGCATCAACTCGTATATTAACTACATCTCAGAATCGGCATCTTTCACGAAGTACAAAATTTGCTCAGAGAGTACAAAAAGTTATGGAGTTTCGAGAAAAATTCCCGATTTTGACTTGATAAACGAGAAATTCCCTCCTAATCTATGGCTCGAACTGACAGCTAGGATAAGACTGTCGGAGAGAAGAGAGAGGTTGTGCGAGGAACCTGAGGCGATCTTGGAGTCTACTATGAGAATTGCTAATTCGGGGAATCCTGTCGCAGCTTTGGATTACCTAGAGAAAAGAATCCTATGAGGACAGTATGCCAGTTAGAGATTGGTTTTCATACGAAGGAAGAATATACACCAACGATATAGAATTAGACCTAGAGAACATTAACGGCATTACATTCCATGATAAAAGCTCAGGCAACTGCCTAGAGTATTATTACAAATTAGAACATCCTAAAATCGAGGATATCCTAGAAGTCCACAGAAAGGCGTATAAGGCCTGCAAAATCCCAATGCACTTGGTAGACCTTGAAAAGCTCCACGAGTCCTCTATGGAGCGTGTGTTCGCTTTCAGGGGCAAGTTTATCAAGGAGCAGCTCACTAAAGACAATGAAAGACATGACCCAACTTATTATAAGAGGTTGTTCAACTTCGTTGATGATATTTCCAAAAACAAGCTAAGACTAGGCGGGAACCTCATTAATGATTATCCCTACATTCATTATAAAATTGATGGAACGGTAACGGGAAGATTCACGACATCGAGGGATAGCTTTCCTATATTGACACTAAGGAAAGAAGATAGAGTTGATATACTGCCAAGAAACGATTTCTTCCTAGAGATTGATTTCAACGCTGCCGATATAAGGACATATTTGGGATTGAGCGGTAAGGAGCAACCTAGGGGAGATGTTCACGATTGGAATATAAAGAATGTATTCGGCAAAGACATGACCAGAAACCAGGCCAAAAAGGGAATCATGTCTTGGCTTTACGGCACCAGGGCACCTTATTGGCAAGAGGCAGAGTACTACCCTCGTGACATAACTAACAACTTCTCAGGACAGGGCGAAGAAGTTGTTACACCTTTCGGAAGAAGGCTGAAGCCTTCGAAAGGCATGAGAGTTAGTCACTTGGTTCAGAGCACAAGCTCAGAAATAGCGTTGAGGTCGGCAATGAATGTTCATGATTTACTGAAGGACAAAGAGAGTTTTGTATCCTGCACTATTCATGACAGCATTATTGTGGATCTTTCAAAGAATGATATAGACATTGTTGCAGATATGATAAAAACTTATAAATCAACTATATTTGGAGATTTCCCTGTTAACGTATCATACGGCAAAAATATGTTTGAAATGCAGAAGAAGGGATTGAAATGATTATATTGCCGCTTGGACCCAAGATGAACAAACTTGGGAAGAGCCTCGTTACCATCTCTAACAACAAATGGGAGATGCACGATACAAAGTCCTTTATACCTCACATGAACTCTCATAAAGAATATAATGACTTGGATTTGGACGTTCCCGAGGAAATATTAAAAGGCGATAAGATAACTATTCTTGTTAATGCCGGTACTGATATTTCTGGCGTTACCCTGAAATTGGCGGAGAAACTGGTTGACAGCGAATTATACCTGATTTACTGTAGGAGAAATCCCGATGGGATGATTCCAAAGTCTAAGCAAATCGAGCAGTTGACTTTTGGAGTCCTGAAGGAATACGCTAGATCTGGGAAGTTTTCGAAAATGATCATTTACGACCCGGAAATAGTATGGCAGAATTGCCTGCCAGATACCGGGCTCATGGATTACGAAAATAATGTCGCGAGAATGGTAGCATACTATTTTTATCTCTTGCATTATCTCCCAGGCCAGGATACAGTCACGGAGTCATTCGGCGGAAGTTACAATACGGCCAGAATCGGAACATTTGCCCAAAAGAGACTTGACAGCACTTCACTAAGAATGTTTTATGATCTTGGCGACGCGATAGAGATTAATTCTTACTACTATCTTTCCGAAAATACGCTCAAGAACAACAAAGATGTTCTGGGTAACATAAAAGCCTTCTCGAAAGAGAACAACAAACAACAAATAGCAAACAGTTACAAAGTTTATTTATCACCTCATGATGAAGATCTCGTTATGTGTTTGGTGAGTAGTAACAATCCACAAAAAGTAAAGTGAGAAAAGAAATGGGAATTGACTTAGAAGCACTCAAAAAGCAACTTGCAGCAAGCACAAACACTGGATCATCAAGCCGACGAAAGTTTGGTTTCGTTAACGTCCCCAAGCCGATGCACAGCACGGTAAAGCTCAGAATCTTACCATCTCCAGATGGAATGCCACTGAAGGACTTTAGTAAGCATAGGCTATCAGATAAGTATTGGGGTATCTGGTGTCATGATACGAACTCGCACTCTGAGGGTAGTTGCCCTATCTGCGATCTGAGGGGTGCGATGTGGGATCAGATTAACGAGCAGGAAGAGCTTCTCGATATTGCTCCCCCGAGAGATGAAAAGCTCTTGGAAGCAAAGAAGAAGGAGATCGAAGAGATGCGAGAGATTGCAAAGAGTCTCTTCCCTCGAACAAGGTACTACGCTGCTGTTATCGTAAGAGGCCAGGAAGACCAGGGCATTCAGATTTGGGATTTCTCTCAGACAGTATATCAGTCAATCGTGCAAGATATTCTTCTTAACGAAGAGTATGGTGATATCACTGATCCTCACAACGGCACAGATGTTATCTACAAAAGGATTCCGCACCAGTCGCTATCCTGCACTTACTCTGTAACTGCGTCGAGAAATGACAGCCCTCTCTTGCCCGATGCCACAGAAGAAGAGATTGATCAGTGGCTGGAAGACAACACTTACCCTGATTTCGTAGAAGAAGTCATGTACATTAACTCTATCGAATCAATTGAAGAGTCGCTCCAAGAAGTGATGGTTGAGAAGTTAGGTGAGGATGCCTTTACTGAGCAGGTCTCATATGGAGCAGGATCTACCGAGGAAGAGAAAAGCCTCGCAGATAAGGACGAATTTACAGTAGATGACGTAAGAGATGCTGCAAAAGCAGAGGACGAGGAAGATCCTGCTGCGGCTCTCGACCAAGCAATCGGTGAATCAAAGTTTTTCTGAGGAATAGATGACAGAAAAAGGTAAAGTAAACGTAGAAGCACTAAGAAAGAAACTAAACAAGACGATCGGTAAAAAGTTAGTATGGGACCTCGAAGATGAGGATTGCCCAACTGAGGTTTACGAATGGATTAGGTCTGGTTCTTTCATTCTGGATTGCAACACGAACAAGGAAGACATAGGAGGTTGGCCGATTGGCAAGATTTGCGAGCTAGCAGGCTTGGAAGGTACTGGAAAGTCCTTCCTGGCAGCCCTCGCCCTGGGAGAGGCGCAGAAAGCGGGGTACACGGGTGTGTACTTTGACTCAGAATCGTCTCTTTCTAATAAGCACTTGAAGAATCTCGGTGTAAACACAAAAGAGATGATTTATGTTCAAGCTGAGACTATTGAACTCGTGTTTACTGTAATCAACACCTTGCTTGAAGATGGTAATAAATATTTCTTTGTGTGGGATTCTTATGCTAATACGGCCACAGGCCACCAAGTAGAGGCAGATGACTTTAACCCAACTTCGTCTATCGCGCTTGCCGCGAGGATTAACGCGGGTGCTATGAAGAAGCTTGTTATCCCGATGGCTAATTCCCAGTCTACTCTCTTGGTAATCAATCAGTTGAGGACGAACATAGGCGCTAGGCCGTGGGAGGATCAATATATCACCCCTGGCGGAAAGTCTCTTGCTTATGCATACAGCATGAGAGTATGGCTTACCAAGCCTTTTGCCAAAAAATCATTCTTATATGATGATGATGGTTTAAAGATGGGATCTACTGTAAGAGCCGAGATAAAGAAGTCAAGGTTCGGCACCGAAGGAAGAAGGTGTGAATTTCAAATCGCATGGGGCGATGAAGAAGTTGGTATCCTTGATGAAGAATCTTGGTTCCTCGCGCTCTTGAACGCAGGGATTATTGAAACCCGAGGCTCTTGGCGAGTTTTCCCTCTCTATGACGAACCTGATTTCAAATTCAGGACGGCGGATTGGAAGAAACTCTGTAGAGAGAGGGAGGATGTAAGAATGGTTGCTAAAGACATGCTCAAGGATTCTTACATCAAAAACTACAGTTATGAGAAAGCTCATAAAATGCTAACCCAGGACGAAGGGACAGATAGTAAGTGAAGTTAACCAATCATGATAATGAACAAGGTAAGATCATGATCATAGATGCCCTCAACTTATACTTGAGGGCATTTGTGGTCAACCCATCACAAAATCCTAACGGCACTCCGATAGGTGGCCTGAGAGGCTTCCTGAGGTCGCTACAGAAGCTCTTTAGAGATCACCAACCAGATTATTGCATTATTTGCTGGGACGGCGCAGGAGGCTCACAGAAGCGCAGAAACAGGGTTTCTTCTTACAAGAAGGGAAGGAAGCCAGTGAAGATGAACACAAACATCCCCGAGATGTCGAATAGAGAGCAAGAGGAGAATAAACTTTGGCAGCAGATTAGGTTGCACGAGTACCTCAATAAGACTTCTATACCTCAATTGATGTTTGATAAGATAGAAGCAGATGATATCATTTCTTATGTCGCTCAGAACATCGAGGAAGAAGCTCTTATAGTCTCTAACGATAAAGACTTTCTACAGTTGTGCACAGATAGAATAAAACTTTATCGCCCTATAGATGATACGATATACGATAGAGACAAAGTTATTGAAGAGTACGGCATCCATCCTCAAAATCTGGCTGCTGCACGTGCGATAGCGGGAGACTCATCAGACAACCTCCCAGGCATCAATAGAGTAGGCTTGAAGACGGTCGCCAAGAGTTTCGAGAAGATAAAAGATCCTGATATGTTGCTAGAGGATATCTTTACCGAATGCAAAGAGACAAAATCGAAAAAGAAAGTCTACGGTAAGGTTCTAGAAGGTCGCGATATTATTGCCGATAACTATGCAGTAATGCAGCTATACTCTCCATCTATCTCGCCTCAGACAAAAGGTAAGATCGTACATCAGTTGTCTAACTTTTCACAGAGTTACAACAAGATGCTCTTTGATGCCGAGAGGTTTAAAGATGGCATTGTAGATGATTTATATGAATTATCAGGATTCCTAAAGAGATTCAGTACAAGAGTGCTAAAATGACAGATAAGAAAAACTTCTCCAAGTACGATAGAACGTTTGAGAATAACTTAATTTATGGCATGGCCACAGATAGGGTTTTTTGCGATAGAATCTCAGAAGTGCTCGAATTGGAGTTCTTCACGCAAGAACCAGCAAAGCAATTTGCCATGTATCTCTTGAACTACAAGAACAACTACGGATCTCACCCATCTCTTTCTACCTTTAGAACGGTGCTTATAAACGAGACATCTTCAGAGAGTGATACCACAAAAGCGTCTATTATGGCCTTGCTTTCTAAAGTAGAAAGAATGAGGTCTGAAGATGTAGATGTAGAGTACGAAAAGGATACTGCGATAGCATTTTGCAGGCACCAGAAAGTTGTTGGTGCTGTCATGAAGGGCCTATCTCATATCGAGAGCGAGAATTATGAAGCCTTGATGAACACAATCTCCAAGGCTGTTAACGCCGGAGATGAGAAGACAACTGCTTACGATTATATTGCTGATTTCGATGTAAGATTCGAGGCAATATCTAGAAATCCTGTTGTAACAGGATGGCCTATCATAAACAGGATAACACAAGGTGGCCTTGGTAGAGGAGAATTAGGAGTTGTAATCGCGCCCTCTGGCGCTGGTAAGAGCATGTTCTTGGTTCACCTTGGTGCAGAAGCCATCAAGAACGGGAAGAATGTTGTGCACTACACACTGGAGCTTCTTCCTACTGCTGTTGCGCAAAGATATGATTCTTGCATCACCGGGATCAAGTTAAATGATTTGATGGATCACAAGGATAAAATCAGAGATGAGATCAAGAAAGTCGAGGGAAGCCTCAAGATTCAGTCGTACCCCACTAGATATGCTTCTACGAATACTATAATTCAGCATCTAGAGAAGCTTAAACAAAAGGAAGATTTTCGCCCTGATCTTATTATTGTAGATTATGGTGACTTGCTAAAACCCGTGGTCCATTCAGCAACAAAGAGATCAGATCTTGAAACGATCTATGAGGAACTCAGAGGAATAGGTCAACAGTTTAACGCTGCCGTCTGGACTGCATCTCAGACGAATAGAAGCGGCATGAACAAAGAGGTTGTCACCACTGAAGAGATCTCTGAAGCTTTCAATAAGGTCTTTGTTGCTGACCTCATCATTACTCTTGCGAGGACACAAGAGGATAAAAATTTCAATGATGGAAGGATTCTTGTCGCGAAGAATAGAAATGGCGCGGACGGTATTGTTTACCCAATTTACATGGATACTTCTTCTGTAACCATCAATGTAAAGGATATGGAATATATAGAAGACAAGTCTGTCAAGACTTCCATGGCTAAAGAAATGTTGAAAAAAATGGAAAACAGGAAAAATAAGTGAAGGGAAAAACAAAATACGGTCCAATTGAAATTGATTACTCGAGAGATTCGCTACTAACAGAACAAGGAATGAAGCTACTAAAGGGCTATTACATGAGGGATGATGAAGATAGCCCTCAAGAAGCCTTTGCGAGGGCAGCGCTTGCTTATTGCGTGGACGATTCTGGTAAGCATGACTTTGAATTAGCACAGAGAATTTACGACTATTCTTCGAAGCTCTGGTTCATGTTCGCCTCCCCAGTCTTAAGCAATGCTCCGAGAGGGGAGTTGGTAGGTGATATGTGGGATACAGAACCAGTAAAGAATCTTCCTATAAGTTGTTTCTTGATGGTAGCCCCTGATACAGTGGATGGCCAGAAAGATGCTATTAGTGAAATGGCATCCCTTACCGTATCAGGCGGCGGGGTAGGCATCCATAATCAGATCAGGGCAATCTCCGATAAGGCACCAGGGCCGATTCCTTTTGAGAAGGTTATAGATTCTTGTATAGGTTACTTCAGGCAAGGAAAGGTAAGGAGAGGCGCATGTGCATACTATATGGACGTGTCTCACCCTGACATCATCGAACACGTCAAGTTTCGCATCCCTACTGGTGGAGACCCCAAGAGGAAAGCTTCAAACCAGAAGTTGTTTCATACTGCTGTGAATATTACAGAAGATTTCGTAAAAGCGGTTGAGTATGATGAAATGTTTGATCTTGTCTGCCCTCATTCGAAGGAGGTTCGGGATACAGTAAGGGCAAGAGACTTGTGGGAGATTATATGCGAAGCAAGGATAGAGAGAGGAGAACCTTTCCTTTGTTTTATTGATGTCGCGAATAAAGATCTTCCTCAGACTATGAAAGATAAGGGGCTAAGGGTATTCGGAAGCAACCTATGCACAGAGATATTCTTACCAACAAATGCCTTGAGGACGGCTGTATGCTGCTTGTCATCTGTTAATTTGGAAGAGTTTGACGCCTGGAGTAAGACGGCCATGATTCAAGACTTGGTGAAGTTTCTGGATAACGTCCTGTCTTTCTTCATCGAGAACACGGGCGAAGAGAGGCTGAAAAAAGCCAATTATTCCGCAGTGATGGAGCGTTCTCTGGGCCTGGGGGCGATGGGGTTCCACGGTTATTTGATGAAAAAGGGAATACCATGGGAGTCCGGCGGGTTTAACTCAGCGGTACAAGAGAATCACAAGATTTTCGGTTACATACAGCGCGAAGCCAGGGCCGCCTCAATGAAGATCGCAGAAGAGTTAGGCGAGGCTCCTGATATGCAGGGCACAGGCCTTAGGAACTCTCACTTGATCGCGCTCGCACCTAATAGTAACAGTTCGTCTATTTGTAACTGCACCGCAGCAACAGAGCCTATTTCGTCCAATGCCTTTAATCATAGAACAAGGGTTGGTACACACTTCATCGAGAACAAATATCTCGATAAGCTAATCAGAGATAAGGCTGAAGATGATGAACAGGCAGAAGAGATTTGGGCGCAGATAAGAGTGAATAAAGGATCTGTGCAGAATATTGATTTCTTCTCAGATGAAGAGAAAGACATATTCAAGACTGCCTGGGAGATTGATCAGCACTGGTCTGTACAACACGCAGAAGATAGACAGCAATACGTTTGCCAGGGTCAATCAGTTAACCTATTCTTCCCTCCCATGTCTGACGCTGGCTACATTAACAGTGTACACCTTAAGGCCATGATAGGAAGAAAACTCAAAAGCCTCTATTACTATAGAACAGAAAACAACGTCACTCCTGATGTCGTCAAGAGTATTCAACGTCGAGAGATTAAAGACTGGCACGATGATTTGGCAGGAGTGGCTTGCATCTCATGCGAAGGTTGAAGAATGAAGGAGAACGATCCGATCGTCACCATTTCACTACACTCAGGCCGCCCTCAGGACCCACCAGACGGGATCTCCAGGGCGGCCCCCGCCTCTACAAAAATGTGGCTCAGGCTTGACTTTCCGGTCGAGGGGGGTAGGTTTGTAGAGTGGTGGGAATTGCCCCATCGCGCAACACACAAATCACTTATGGATCTCAAGGAAGTGGCGAGTCTTCTCGCTGATTCCGAAGAACCATGGTCTCAAGAGTTTATAAGAGAGGAATAGTATGGATGTTGCAACAGCACTGGTTCTGTCATTGGGCGCAGTCGGCGTTTCGTTCTTCATGTTCTTTACTGTCGTTGCTTTGGTCTGCGCTTACCTTGGTAACAAGATGATTCAGGTCGAGATCGAAGATAATAAAAGACTGAAGAAGAGGCACGATGCCCTCGCAGAGGAAGTAAAATCGAACATCAGGGCAGATAGGACAGTTATGTGGCCAAATCTTTGGAGTTCTACAACAGAATACACCACGCCAGAGGATAATAATGAATGAAGACACAAAAAGAGCGATAAACCAAAGCATCATTAGCATTGTTTCTTTTTATGGTGAAATCAGTACAAGAGAACTTGTGAGGATCTTCTACTCAACTAGAGGCCACAATGACCTGACAAAGGAAGTAGGTATGCCTATTATTCATGAATCTGCCATGAGTCTTCTAGGACAAGGCTACTTGAAGAGGGCAAGGCTTCAGAGAGTATCTATTGATAAGGACATTTGTGAATATTCAGGCTATCAGGTAGAGTGCCCGCAAGACTTGGCAGAGTTGATAACAGGCAAAGAGGCATACAGGCTTAGGAGAGAGGTTTCCAAGCAGCCAGAGTATATTCAGGCTCGATTCTATGAAGTCTTTACGGGTAAGTAATGAGCAATAAAGCGATTAGGAAAGAAGTTCATAAAGAACTAAAGAAGCATAGTGGTTTTGTAAGGCAACCTTTTGTTTGTAATAATGTCTATAAAACCATGAAGGCTAAACACGGGAAAGATAAAACTCCAAAAGTTAACGAGATTCATTGCGAGATTATGAGAATGATTCTTGACGATGAAGTTGATGAAAGCCCGTGGCAAATGATCAAATTTAAGGAGCCAGGTGAAAGAGGAATAAATCCAACGCCTGCGTTTTATTAGAAACCCCACAAGCAAAAAGGACAAATAATGACGTTCGAAACAATCATGCTATACTACTTTGCGGCTGAGATGGCACTCGCAGGATTTATGCTGATATATGCCTTCATTGACTTCATCATCAAAGCAGAATCCGCTAGGCAACAGTTTAAGGAATTAAATGAGTGATCTAGGAGATCCGAGCTACTCTTGGGATGGTCTTACGTCTTCTGACAGAAAGTCTATAGAAGAGACGAGAGAAAAGGAGCGAAGCGCGGCTGTTCAGGTTATTTTTATTTCATTTGCTATTTGCTTATTTTTTATTCTCACAATTACAGGGACGCAATCTTGTGATGTGAACAGAAAAAGAATGAGTAGCTACGATAATTGCATAACAAGGTGCACACAACACCTCCAGGGAGAAAAAGGTACTGAGGCTGATAGCACAGCATGTATCAAGGAATGCAATAAAGGCCTGGAGATCGAGTTATAATATGGACGGGTACAGAAAAAGCATAGAAGCCAATGTAGGCATTGATGATATTGTTTATCTCGTTCGAGAAATGCAGGGAGATGGATTTTATTTCGAGTGCGGCAACGAAGTTGATGACCAACCTTCGTTTACTTTAAAGAAACACTTCTTTTCTCCACATCTTGAAAGGGTTAAGCCATTAGAACATTGGGTGGTTACTTTTGATTATAGCGAATCCTGTATAACTGATGAAGACTTCTGCAAGAAGGTAGAGAAGAGTATAAAAGATTGGCTCTTGGTTAACGGCTCCCCTTACGGAGAACCAATTACAATGATCGTAGGGTGGAGGAAGGACGATAAGACTTGAAGAACATCTATGAAATAAAATTCGGCTTTAGAAGAAGGTATTACACCAATATCGTTGATGCCTTCGCGTTTTACGAGAATAATAAGGGAGCATCACGCCCGAAGAGGCTACTTTATAAAAAGTGTAAATTCTCCTACAAGGCGTCTCACTATAAACTATACGACTTAAACGGTGACTTCAAGGGAATCATCGAGTATAACGAAGGGCCAACTTATGTCTGAAGATAAAGAAACAAATGAAAGCAAGTGGGCCGAGGCTTTCTCTGATACAATATATCATATAACCTCTCCATTGGGTCTCGTTCTTATATTTGTCTTCGGAATTATCGCCGCGCGCCTAGTATTTGGGTTTTTAGAACCACCAGAGACTAAATTTTACGAAGAGTGCATTAGTGAATGTCCGTTTCGAGGGCATCTGTATCTCGAAGAAAATGAGTTAAGGGCTCTATCTGAGTGTCAAAGCTCATGCAATAGAATCGCGCTGGAAATCGCGAAGACAAAGGAAAACAAATGACCGAAGAAGCGAAAGAACGAAGCAAAGTTGCACTTCAGATGCAGACACGATCAGGTAAGATGCTTACGCCTGATGATTTAACCCCTGAGAATGTTGTCCTTGAGGACATCTCCTACCCACTCTCGAAGCTAACAAGATACAATGGGCACTTCCCAAGTAATATCAGCGTAGCTCATCATGCGATGCTCTGTGTGGCTATCGGCAAGGAGGTATTTAATCTTGACCCGTCAACGCTCTTTGAAGTGCTTCACCATGACGATACTGAAGCCTACATGGGAGATATGCCTTACATGATGAAGGCAATGTGCCCTGCCTTCAAGGAACTAGAAGATCATCTGTACGCTACGATGATTGCACCCAGGTTCGATCTTCCCAAGGAGTTAAGCCCTATTGTCAAGTATATCGACTGGCTTGCCGTGGCTTATGAAAAGATGTTTGTTCATGATAGCAAGCACAACAATTCGCTAGCAAGAAATATCAGAAGCATCAAGTCCCATCAATATGCCCAGGAATGCGTCTTGGAGTATTGCAAGGATTACGATACAGACTGGGAGCTTGCTGAAGGTTATCTTGAGATTATTACTGCTCATGTTGAAAGTGGCAGATTCCACAAAACATTTTCTATGATACAGCGCATCATGGATTATGTGCCTAGTGAAGAAAATGTTTTGCGAACTTCGAAGGAATGGGAAGAAACACACGATAGGCTTGTTAAATCTATCGAGATGTCGAAGAAGATAGACCCCATAATCAATAAAATC